GCAGTTTCTTGGCGCTGCCACGGGCCTGGCGCTCAAGGCTGCCCACGGGCGCAAAGTCACGGTGCAGGTAAACGCCCGCCTTGCGGCGGCGCGGCGTCAGGCGCTTCTCTGCGGTCAGCACAATCTGCCCTGCCTCAGTCAGCTCTGTGAAGCGGGCGGCAATGGTGCTGCGGTCAAAGGTGCGCTCAAAATGCGACTCGCACCGTTCCTTGGCTTCATCCACCGTGCTGCCGGTGTAAATGCAGCTGTGCTGCAGGTAATTCAGAATGAAGCCTTGCAGCTCATCCTTGCTGGTCAGGCGGGCAGCAGCCTCACGGCTGGTGTCGCTGTTGGCTGCAAAGCCGGGGCTGTGCGGGTACATGGCTCAGCCCTCCTGCCCTATGATTTCGATTTCATAGTCGCCGTCCATGGCCGGGCCGGTGCGCCGCGCCGGGGCAGCGTGCAAAAGCGGCGGCTCAGGAAGGTCTGACAGGTTCATATTATTTTGAAACCAATCGACCCCCTCATAATCGTCTTTCATCACAAAGTCGTACTCTGCCTGATAGGTTGTATCAGGGTCTTTGGCCGCGTAATATTTTGCGCGGTGCGCGGCCACGTGGGCCAGAGGCACAAGCCAAGTGTAGCCGTCTTCCTCGATTCGGATTGCTGGTATGCTCATATCATTCCTCACATGGTGGTTGAAGGTTGTTTTGACGCGCCCAATTATTCATGGCCGCGCCGTAATGGGTGCAGTCGGCGGCGGTTGCCGCCTGCTGCCGTGCCGCTTCTCTGTCCATACCGATCATAAAACCCCAGACCAGCAGGAAAGAGAAGGCGGCAACCGTTATAATCTCAGCTGCGCGTGTCATTGCCCGCCTCAATTTCTTTCACAGCCTCATCGATTCGGGCCTTGAAGTCGTACAGGTGTGAAAGCAGGTGACGCTGGTCGAGGGGCGCAACCCAATCAAAAACGGCCTGTGTAAATTCATCTGCCTTGGCCTGAAGGTCGCGCAGGCCGTCAAGGTCTTGTGCGCTGAGGGACATTATTTTTCCCCCATGACTTCGCGGAAACGCTCAGAACCAAAAGCGCCCCGTGTCTGCTCAACAATCTCAGCCAACGTGTAAGCCTCTTTAAGCACGCCCTTCTGCTTCATAAAGGCCCGCGTTCCATACTGGCACGCGCCGGTGACAATGCGGTAAACGGTGGCCCACTCATGCGGGGGCTTTACCGTATCAGCAGGCATGTTGCGGTACTGGCTGACGTCACGGCTGGCGGTTTTGTACATCAGGTCGGCCATGGCCTCATCAAGGCTTTCACCGTGGGCGTTGTGCTGCCCCTGAGAAACAACAAAGTATTTATCACCGACCAGCTGGCCATCCTTGAAAGACGCCTTGCGGCACAGCCGAATCGTTATGCCGTCACGCTCTTTTTCAGATACCGCAACGCAGCCCATCTTGTCATAGACCTTGACCTCGTGGCCCATAATGGTGGTTGCATATTTTACTTCGCCTATTGTCACCAGCGCCGGGGCGGTGAAGGTGGCATTTTCTCTGACGTCAACATAGCCAGACAACTCTGCCAGCGCCGGGGCGGTGAAGGTGGCATTTTCTCCGACGTAAACATAGCCAGACTTCACCAGCGCCGGGGCGGTGAAGGTGGCATTTTCTCTGACGTCAACAGAGCCAGACACCTCTGCCAGCAATTCTGTTTCAACCGTTTCGCCTTTGCTGATAGTCAGGTCGCCATCAACATAAATCAGCCCATCGCTGCTGACTTGATACGTGACACGCTTTTTATCAAGCCATTTCTTAAAATCCATTTTCATGCTCCTTGTGGTTGGTTGCCTTGTCCTCATTTTGTACTATAGCGCTTCTGTGCGGTCAAGCGATATAATTTCTATTTCAACATGGGGGTTATTGGGGGCCAGTTTTCCCCAGCGCACGCGGCCATCCACAATGAAATTATCATCAAGCAAAAAGCCGCATTCAACCAGCAGGTCGGTCAGCAGCTTCTCAAAATTGAACACATCCCGAATCGAGTCGTCAGGAAAGTGGTAGGTGTAGGTGACGGCATAGGCCACATGCGGGTAATCAGCCTTGAGCGCGGCCAGCTTCATGCCGGGCCTGCCGCCCAGCTGATTGCGGGACTTCATGTAGTTTCGCCGGGCCAGCACGTTGTGGTCGCAGATTGCGCGGTAATCTTTTATGAACGGCGCGGCAAAATGGCGGGCGCGGCTGTACCAGTCACGGGCATCTTGGCTTTTAACCCGCCCGCCCTTCTTTGTCTTGTTGGCATAAGCCTTGTTGAGCGTCACCGGAATCGGCAGGCATAGCGTCATGGTCTGCATAGTTTCCCCTGTTTTTATTTTTGGCGTTCAGATCATTCAGAATAAAAGATCCCAGAAGCGGCGTCCATCACGGCTGCTGCCCTTTTCTGTAGGCCTTACACCACGCCGGGAAATGCTTGTCAGGTATCTTGGGCCATTCAATGCGCCCGGTGTTCACGCTGTTGTCGTATTCCCGCATGTGGAAGTAAACGTCCCAGCCCGGCGCTGCCTGCTTAGCAGCCTCAAGCCCACGGTCAGACAGAAGGGCTTGAATGTTCATCACGCGCTCCCCTTCCTTCCCCCCCGAATCCTTATAAAAACCCGAACCCGATTTTTTTTCTGGAACTTCTTTAGGGGGTAGGGGGTTAATATTCTTAGTCTTGGTCTGGGTCTGTCTAGCATTGCTTGAGCATTGCTTAAGCATTCCTTTGGCCTTATTTTCACGGCCCACGCGGACGCGGGTTTCGTGCTTTTCTGCTTGTATTGCAAGCACTTCGTCACACTTCTCCTGAATGTAAAAGCCGTCCGCATTCAGCTTAAAAAAGAACTTGAGCACCGAATCCACGGCGTCCTGCTCAGCCTTGCCAGCAGCACCGCATACCCTGTAAATGCGGGAATGGTCAGGCATCAGTTGAGCATTGCTCTGAGCATTGCTTACCTGCGGCAGGCCGCCCGTTGAATAATAATAATCCAGCAGCAAATTATATGCGCCGTGCTCAAGCAGGCTTAGGTGCTTGGTGTCACGGGCGTACTTCCCCATATCACGGGGATACCATGGTAATGTCATTGTGAAGCCCCTCCCCTGAGGCTGGCCGTTAAGCGCCCAAAGATTTCAGGTCGGACTCAACGGCGGCGATGGATTCGGCGGTTGGGGTCTTACGCTTGTTGACCCATTCAGATATTTGCGACTGCGGGCGCTTGGTCAGGTTGGCAAACTCTTCCATAGTGCCGCAGGCCTTCACCATGCGCCACCGCCAGCTGTCGACTTTCTTTTCTTCACTCTTTGTTAACACTCTATTCACAGGCTTATCCTCAATCTTGATTTACTGCGGTTGATAAAATATCGCTTGCATTGTTTTTTTATAAGCTATATTTCTTATACAGTCAACAACACAAGGAGCCGCTTCTTATGAAAGTTTATGCCGTTTACGAAACGCCCAGCTTTATTGAAAAGCAACGCGGGCAAACGCTGGGCAGCTGCATCACTGACGGCTATGGCCGCGACCAGGTGATCGCAGACGCTGAGGACTTTTACTGCACCCGCGCAGAGGAGGAGGCTGAATATGGTGAAGGCGAACGGGACGCGCTGCTGGTCACGCATGACGAAAAGACCGACGCCGAATCGGTTGAACCTATCACCCTGAAATGGCAGGCCGTGCGCGACACCTATGACGGCGGGCGCTTTGATTATTACAGCAGCAGGGGGTGCAAATAATGGGACTCGCGGGCAGCTTATGGCGTATGCGTCACCCTAATGGGCTTGTGCACGTCACGCCGGTTTTAGACGGCGGCAAAAAGTTTTACAAGGTCTGGCTCGAGCTGGCCTATAGAACAAAAACCCTTGAATTTTTTGAAACAGAAACAGAGGCAACCGCTTACGCAGAAAGGTACAAAAATGCCAATAATTCCCATTGACCAAAAGAACGACCACGCGGGCTGGCTGAAGCTGCGCCGCAAATATATTGGCGCGTCTGACGTGGCCGCCCTGTTCAACTGCGGCAACAGCTACACCGCCACGCTCAATGAGCTTTACCATGAGAAGCGCGGCAACCTGCCGCCTGAAACCAAGCAGAACCTGCTGGCCATGCTGGGCAAGGCCATGGAGCCGGTGGTGGCGTACATTGTCACTGATATTCACAACTGGAAACTTGAGCCGTGCGCTTTCTACCATGTGCACCCGGAGCACCCGGTGCTGGGCTGCACGCTTGATTATTACATTGTCGAATCGGAACACGGCCCCGGCATCATGGAAGTGAAAAACGTGCAGCAATGGACGCCCGGCTGGACCCAGAACCGCGCACCAGACCACATCGAGCTGCAGGTGCAGCACCAGTTTCTGGTGACAAACGCCGCCCGAATCGCGGAAGGGCTGAAGCCGTTTACATGGGGCTGCATTGCATCCATGCACGCGGGCAACCCGGAAGACATACGCATCATGCTGCGCAAGCCCGACCCCAAGGTGCACGCCCACATCATTGACCGCACCACCCGCTTTATGGCTGACGTGGCGGCGGGCAAGGAGCCGTCAATCATGGGCAGCGAAGACTATCAGCACATCAATGACATGTTCAAATTCGCAGAGGAAGAGGCCGACCCGGACCCGCTTGATCTGCGCGGCGACACCCTCATCAATGACTACATAGCGCAATGGCTTGAGGCCCAGCAAAACAAGAAGGCCACCGAAATGAAGGTCACGGAAATGAAGACCCGAATCCTGCACCGTATGCTGAAAGAAGTGCCGCAGGGCGGTATGGTCTGGAAACGGTACAGCGCCCGCACCACCGCCTACAGCATCAGGGTGCAGAAAAACGGCGCTTTGAAGATACAGCCCGTTGACTGATACGCACAAACTAAGTACAACATAGGTACAAGACAACCACACAAGGAGCACCTGCATGAAGGACAGACCGCTGCCAAACAGCAAACGCGCCATAACCAACGGCAAGATTGCCACCATCCACCAAGGCCGCCGCGTTGTGAATATTTATAAATCAGGCCAGCCGCTTATTGGTGAAGTGGCTGACGCTGACACCCCCCCCCTATACCGGCTATGTCAGAGGCTGGTTTAAACAGAAAGGTACAAAATCCAAATGAGCAACATTACAGTTTTCACCCAGAGCCTAGACCGCCATAAAAACGCTCTGGAAAAATTCAAGCCTGAGTTTGCCAAGGTGCTGCCGCCGCACGTTACACCGGACCGAATCGTGCGCAGCGTTATCAATGCCCTCAGTGCCAATGAATATTTGTGCACCAACGCCACACCGACCAGCGTGGTGCAGGCCGCTATGACCGCCGCCGTGCTGGGCCTTGACGTGGACAACGTCACCGGGCAGGGCCACATCATACCCTTTAAGGGCAAGGCGCAATTCATACCCGGCTATAAGGGTTACATCACGCTGGCCGCCAATGCCGGGTTTTTGGTTGGCGGTGACGTGGTGCGGGAAAAAGACACGTTCCGCTATGGGCGCGGCCTCAACCCGTTCCTTGAGCACGTGCCTGCACCTGGCGGCCCCACTGACCGTGGCCCCATCAAATACGCCTATGCCACAGCCCGCAGCAACAGCCTGCCCAGCGACTTCAGGGTGCTGCACGTTGAGCAGGTCAATGCGATTCGGGATAAGTCAGAGGGGTACAAAGCCTTTCTTTCCGGCAAGCGCAAGGACTCGCCGTGGGATTCGCACTATGAAGCTATGGCAATCAAGACCGCAATCCGGGCGCTGGCCCCTGAGCTGCCGTTAAACGTGCAGAAAGCCGCCGCCATTGAGGGTGAATTTGATCGCGGCAACGTCAGCCACCTCAATGAAAGCGGCCTTGTGGTGCGTGATTTCATTGACCAAAACCAGACAGACGGCGGCACAGACGAGCAGCCGGATCTGGTGGCGGGCCTTGGCCTTGAGGAAAAACCGCAGGACGGCGCAATCTGCGGCACCTGCGGCGGCAAGGGCAGCCGCCCATTCAAAGACGAAAACGGGGAAGGCATTGAGCCATGCCCCGACTGCAAATAATAACCACAACCCCACAAGGAGCCTGAAACCATGAGCACTGACTTAGTTGTTTTACAAAACATCAACCCGCTGACCGTCTTCACCACTGAGGACGCGGCAAAAAGCATCCTTGAAAAAATCAAGGAAGAGGCCCGCAAAATTGAGCCTGATATTTCCACAGAGGCTGGCCGTGAGGCGATTCGGTCTATGGCTTACAAGATTGCAAAATCAAAAACCGCCATTGATAAAATGGGCAAAGACCTCACTGACGAATGGGCAAAAAAGAAAAAGGCCGTCGACGCTGGCCGCCGCCTGTTCTGGGATGAGCTTGAGGCGCTGCAGGCTGAGGTGCGCAAGCCGCTGACCGACTGGGAAAACGCGGAAAAGCTGCGCGTTGAAGAGCGTGAAGAGCGTATCGCTGGCATGAGCCTTTTAACTGTTTTTGCTTTTGACCAACACAGCCAGCCCCACCCGCAGCTGCTGGAAATTGAGCAGCGTCTTACAAAACTGGCAGAGCTGGCGCAGTTTGACTGGCAGGAATTTGCTGAGCGTGCTGCCAAAATGCAGGCTGAGGTTTCCCGCCAGCTGACAGACCACCTTGAGAAGCGCAAAAAATATGACGCTGACCAAGCCGAGCTGGCCCGCCTGCGCCGGGAAGAGGAAGAGCGCAAGGCAGAGGCTGAGCGCAAGCGCATTGCTGAAGAGGCCGCCGCCAAAGCCAAGGCAGACGCTGAGGCCAAGGCAGCCGAGGACGCCCGAATCGCACAGGAAAAAGCTGACCGTGAAAAAGCTGAGGCTGACCAACGCGCCGCCGATGAAAAGGCCCGCGCTGATAAAGCTGAAGCTGACCGAATCGCAGCAGCTGAAAAGCACAAGGCTGACCTCAAAGCCGCTGAAGAAAAAGCCGCCAAGGACGCTGAGGCCGCCGCGCAAAAAGAGCGTGACCGGCAGGCAGCTGAGAAAAAAGCTGAAGAGGACGCCGCCGCCAAGCGTGCTGCTGACCTTGAGCATAAGCGGAAAATCAACAATGACGCCGTGCAGGCGCTCATGATACACGCGGCTCTTGACGAAACACAGGCCCGCGCTGTCATTGTCAGCATTGCCAGCGGTCAGGTGCCTAACGTCAAGATTAACTATTAACCCACTGGACAGAGTGCGCCCGCGTGCGTACTCTGTACCTACCTGTAACCAAACTCACACAAGGAGCGCTATCATGAAAATTCAATCAATCACCACCGGCTTTGACCAGCAGGTCGGCCTCATTCTTTTCGGTCTGGGCAATGACAATAAAGTTTACCGCTGGGACGCCGTCATTGGCGGCTGGCAGCCCAACTGGAATACACAGCCCGCCGTTGACCGCGCCAAAAGCCACGGCCAAGGCAAAGCGTAAGCGTTAATGGCTGACCCCAGCACAGCATTCATGGTGAAGTGTGGCGCGTGCCAGCATGGCTGGAAAGCGGCCACTCTTCCCATGCCTCTGGGCCGTATTGCCGCTGTGCTTAAAGGCCTGCACTGCCCTGAGTGCGGCGCGGATTCAAAACAAATTTACGTAGGAGGACAGGAATGTCAGACCAAGAAGACGGAAACGCCGGGCACAACGCCCAAACAAAAGACGTAGGCGGGGTCGCTGGCCAGCGCCTCAACGCATTCCTTGGGCGCATTGAGCGCCTTGAGGAAGAAAAATCAGGGCTGGCTGAAGACATAAAAGAGGTTTATGCCGAGGCCAAGGGCACAGGTTTTGACGTAAAAACAATGCGCCGCATCATCCGGCTGCGCAAAATGAGCGTTGAAAAACGCCGTGAAGAGGAAGAGCTTTTAGACCTGTACGCCGCAGCCATCGGTATGCAGGGCACGCTACCCGTTTAAACCAACCTGTAAGAAAGGCTTACAACATGACCGAAGAAACACCACAAAAACCAGCGCCCTACGTACCTATGACGGCAGACCAGCTGACCCCTGAGCTGCTGCAAGAGGCGCTGGCGCAGGGCAGACGCTATGACCGCAACTTTGCCAACAAAGACGGCACTGAGGCCATCCCCGTACCGGCACGCACGTGCCGCCTGCTAGGCATGGCCATTGTTCACCTGCATAACAAGCTGCACGGCACCGCTGCGCAGCCTGCGGCAGAGAAAGGGTACTTTGCCAGCACCGCCGCGCCAAAGGCACCAGCGGCCCAAAAAACGGCCAAAGCACCGGCAAAGAAGACCGGCGCGACCAAGGCGCAGAAAAAGGTACCGCCGCGCAAGGCAAAGACTGTGGCAAAAAAGACACAATCAGGCCCGCCCATGACGGCCGAGCAGAGCCAGGCCTATGAAACCATCAAGGATATTCTGGCGGCAAAGCAGGTGGTGACCACGCGCCTGCTGGCAGACCGGGGCGGCTGGGCCAGCCACAACACAGCGGCCCGCCATATCAAAAACTTGCTGGATCTGGGTTACATCAAAAAGGTCGGCAAGCAGCAAGTCATTGCGCTCACCGGCCTTGAGCCGTAAGCTATACGGGCAACCGCCTTGTGGTGGTGCCTTGTGGGGCGGGCGGTCTGGAAACGGGCCGCCCGCTTTCTATTGTTTCACGTGAAACATTTTTGCAACACTGTGATATTATTGCCACAGTTACGGGGTTGAAACAGGATTGACAGGGGCCATTGGTCAGCTGGACGCGGGGGCAGTGCCCGCCGACTCCACCATTTGCGTGACGCCACGAATATGGTACACTCAGGGCAAGAGCAAACGATAACAGCCAAGCCCAGAGCTGGCACCCCCCGCAGCGCCTAGCGGCCTAAAGGGTAACCGAATAAGAAAAGGCCCGCCATCACAGCGGGCCTTTTCATTTGGGGGGTGGTATGCCTACGCAGCCGCAGCCGTGTCGGTTCCCTCAGCAGCTGGCTTTTCTTCAGTGCCTTCACCTTCAGCGGGCTGGGTAGCTTCGCCGGTATTCCCGGCATCGTCTGATTGCGCCGAGTCCGCGTTTCCCTCAGCTTCTTTGGCGGCCAGCGCCTCAGCATCACGCTGGGCCTGCTCTTCAGCGGCCTTGGCGTCAGCCTCTGCCTGCTTATCATCGTCAGGTTTTTGCTTTGCGCGGAAAGCGTCAAATTCTTCCTGCGTCACTTCCCTTACGCTGAAGTTTTCCATACCACGGCCAATGGCCGCCTTGGTAATAACCGTGTTGGCCTCTTCCTGCGTGTTGGCTTTCGTGTGGGCAACATCAATGCGCACGCCGTCTTTTACGATTTCAAGAAAATAGTCTTTCATGGTGGACTCCTTGTGAGGGTTTAAAGGTTGGTTGCGGTGGCGGGACTTGCACCCGCGTCCTGCAGATTATGAGGCTGCCGAGCTGCTGCTGCTCTACACCGCACGCACATGGTACAAAGTACGCACGCTCAGGGCAATAGGCCTTTTTCTTTTTTTCAGCAATTTGCGCACGCGGGCCAGATTGTCTGCGCAGGAATCGCCCGCCAAAAAAGTACGGGTCAGTGCGCCGCCTGCGTCTGCTTGGGTTGCCGCGTCTGCCGGGGTATATGAAGGGGGCCAGTCGCATGTGAGAAGGCTATCGGGCATTGCCGCGCCGGTCTTTGGCAAGGCGCTGCACGCGCTCATACTCAGCACGCAGCACAGGAGCCATAGGACCGTCCCCGTTTTTCCTGCCTGCCGCCACAGCTGCTGCCGATTCGGCTGCAATATTAGCGTTGTCTTTTTCATAGATTGCTTTCCCTTCCAGCTCACGTGCTGCATTTTCGTACTCAGTCACCACCGTTTCAAGCAGGGTAATATTGCCCTTCAATTTTTTTATATCTGCCGCCTGGTTGCGTGAATGTTGCCACAACCCAAAAACGGCAGCGGCAACGATCAAAATCAGCACGACCCGCCAGTGTTTCAACATAAACCCAGACAGACCACGCAGCGCCGCCTTGATTGCCATCCATGTCATGCTTTCACCTCTGGCCCCTTGGGCGTGCTCTTCATATCAATGCCCTTGCCGCCCAGATACACGCCGCCGCCAAAGCTCAGGAACATGGCAAAATAGCCCTCATTCATGGCACCGGCCTGCGTCAGGTGCACCATGATAAACGCGGCCACAAAGAAGGTGAGGAACATAAGCAGGCGGCTCATGCTCAGCGGGCCTGCGTCACTTTCAAAAAATTCAATCACTCTGCTCATTGCATCCTCCCCGCCGCGTCAAGCCGCAGCCATGCCTTGTAATCATACACCGGGCAGGTCTTGGCTGAAACCTCACAGTGACCATGGAATGAAAGCCCGCCCTTGTACAGGAGGTTTAAATGGCGGCAGAGCGCATACAGGCTGGCCTGCTGCTCTTTGGTGAATCGATCTTTCTCAAGCCCGTGGCAGCAGATTGCAATGCTGCCGGTGTTGTGCCCGGCCTGCGCCGCTGGCACCTTCTCAATACTGCGGCCCTCACATATGGTGCCGTCTTTCTGAATAAAAAAATGGTAGCCGATTTCTTTGAAGCCGCGCTCAAGGTGCCAGTCTTCCATTACCTTGGGGTAATCATGAGCGGGATTGTCAGACGCTGAGCAGTGCAGGAAAACGCACCAGACTTTACGGGCTGGCTTTTTTACCTCTGCTGGCTCTATGGCGTAAAATTTCATGAGCGGCTTTCTCTGCGCCACTTCCATATAAGATACGCGGCTTGCAAAAGAATGTAGCATATAGTCACCAGCGCCAGCGCTTCATTGAGCGTGACAGCTGACGCAATGGCACCGCCCACAGCAGGGACGGCCTTCGCGGTTTCAATAACGGTTTCATTTTTCAAGCTGTCCCCCCTCATCAGTCCCTCCTAATGTTGCCATAAATTATGCAGAATTTCTTTCTATTTCTGCGGTTTCGGGTGTTTTGTTTTTATCGCCTCAACCTTGCCGAAATATTCTTCAAGCTCTACAGGCGGGGCCAGATAATCAAGAGCGCTGTAAATCTGCGTCAGAGCTTTGCGCATGGCGTCCATGCCTTCTCCGTCAAGCGGTATCAGCGCGGCTTGGCGCAGGTCTTTATATTTTTCCTCTGCCTCGTATTTGGTGAGCTTGGCAAGCTCAGCGTTAATTTCAGCCTGCCGCGCCGCCGTTTGTTCCGGCGTGTACGGTATTTCTGTCGGCCCGTGCTCTTTAAAATGGGCGTCTGAGGATGCAATAGCGTCTTTCATTAGTGCGTAACTCCGTAAAGGGTGAAGGTTCCGGAAATATTTCCTGTGCTCATCATAATGCGGAAAGCTGTAAGGGCTGTTGTAGTATTAACGCCACCGCCGCCAACCGTTGCACGAAAAGCCTGGGCGCTGTAAACAAAGTGGCTGTCGTGAATAAGTACGGGCTTTCTGTTTGCGCTGGCTGGGTCACCAATAACCAACTTGAATGTGCCAGTTTCGCCATTGGTATTGCTGTAGGTTTCTGCAATAAGAAGCTGTGCTTGTGCTGTGGCGTTGGTGTCATTCCCGGTGCCGGCAGTTGGGTAATTGCGCCTTCCGTAATCATATTCGCTGCCTGTCAGGTACGTTGGGCCTTCGCCAGTTCCGGCACGGAACCACAAGGCAGCTGAGTTGACTGACGCTAAAACATCTTCACCAATTATGACATACGTTTTGTAAGTTGAATCCAGCACTATGCCGGAAACGCCATTAACAAAAGAAACTGTTGCCGCGCCGCTGGCGGTGACCGCGCCTAGCTTAATCCAGTTGCCGCTATTGGCCGTCTGGAACGTGGGCAGAGCACCCGCGCCGTTACTGGTCAGTACCTGCCCGGCTGTGCCCACAGAGGCCACAGACTGGAAAGCGCCAGTGCTGGTGGTGCCGCCGCAGATAACGCCATAAGCGGTGGTGCTGGCCAAGCCAGTGCCACCTTGCGCCACCGTCACTGCTGCGTTGGTGGTCAATACGGTGCAGGTCGCATTTGGAAAAGTGTAAGTTTTGGCTGAGGTTGCCGGGCCGGAAACCGTAAAGAAAGCGTTGGCTGTGCCGCCTTTGGCGGTTGGCAATATGCCTGTTACCGCCGCAGATTGCGCAAGGTTGACCGCGCCGAATGCAAGGGTCGTGCCGCTGCGCCGCAGGACTTGGTGGTCAGAGCCAGCTGTAATGTCTGCGCGGGCCGTCGTGCTGCTGCCGGTAACACCAAGAACAGAGAGGCCAGCGCCGTCGCCTGAAGCTGTCAGCGCCGCTTTTTTTGACCAATGATACGCAGAATATTCAGTCGTCATATTACCCTCAGGAACAAGGGAGTCCTCAGGGTAATTTGCCCAATTAAAGGCTTCTGTGGCGGCAGCAGGGGCGGCAATTATTGCCGCAATGTTGGTGGCTGCTGTGTTTATATCAGCAATATTGGTGGCCACCGTGCTGACGGTGGCAGCGATTCCAGCCACTGTGTTTATATCAGCAATATTGGTGGCCACCGTGCTGACGGCGGCAGAAATGCCCGCCACCGTGGTAATATTGGCGGCTATAGGACCAAGAGCTGCAATTTCAGTATCAAGCCCGGCCACGGTGCCAATGGTATCAGATCCGTTAAGATTGTTTGCCACCGTGGTAATGTCAGAATCGTTGGCGGCCACTACGACCACAGCCGCAGCTATACCGGCCACTGTAGCGGCGTTGCCTTCCAGCACAGCAAGGCTGCTGGCGGTGTTTCTGAAGTTGCCCAGCACGCCGTCCCAGATAACGCCATAACCGTCTTGCGGTGCGTCTGTGAAGGTAATCCCAGCCAACGTGCTATCCACCGGCAGGCCTGCCTTTTTGTCAACGTCACGGCGCAGCTGCTGTGTGACGCGGGTGAGGCGGTCAAGGTTAGTGTTGAGGGTCTGGGCAAAGAAGTCGCCGCCCTGCTGAAAGTCTGAGCTGCGCGTTTCCGCAATGTCAGATATGCAGGTGAATTTGTGGCCAGCCGTTGCGCCCGTGGGGTACACGCCCACATCGAGCACAATCTCACCGCCCGAAGGGTCAAGCAGCTCAGCGTCAGCAATGCTGTAATCAGTGCCGCGCACCAGCAGCGTGATAACGCCGCTCAGGTCGGTTTCATAAAAGGCAATATCATCTTTGCCATAAATGAGAAAATCAAAGTCAATGGTGGTTTCCCCGCCAGTGGCTGTGGTCTGCGTAAAGCCATCGTTTAATGTTGCGGTCATAAAAGCCCCCTGTTGCCAAAATGCTACACTATTTTACGCTCTCTTTAAACCAGCCATTTGCTTCAACGGCAATATCCACCATCTGCTGGCCGTACTCAGAAAGCGCTTTAACTTTTTCCTCAGATTTCATGGACGTGTCTGCATAAACATTGTCAGATAATTTGCCCAGAGCGCGAATCCGTTCATAGTAATTTTTCAGCGGCTTGTACGCGCCCAGCGCCGCCGCGTTGTCTGCCATGTATTGCTGCTTTTCCTCACCGTCAAGGCTGCCCATAGTGGCGTGCACCTGGCTGACGGTTTCCCAAGCATCAAAGAAATTGCTGACTGAGTTGCTGCCATAGCCCACAGGCTCACGCACGGTGAAGGCTTTGACCACAGAAATATCGGCCTGCGTTACCGGCTTTTCCGGCAGCTCTTCACCATTCCATTGCTTGACGGAATTTAGAATGAGGTCGGTGGCGTTGGTGAGATATTCGGCAGACCCTGCCAGTTGGCCGCGTAAAGAATTATCAACCACAGCAGGGCTAACATTAAGTAGCCCGCCAATGGCTCTGGCAGTTTCCGAAGTGTATTTATTAGCGCGTCTTTCAGGTTCAAGGCGGTCCATCCATGCCGGGTAAATAGTCCGGCCTGTAAAGAAATTGTAATTGGTTATGTCTTCTATTGTAGTCTTAACCAGCGGAGGAAGCAAGGCCGATGGGTCATAGACCGGGCTGAGCGTGCCGCCCACGCCCATGACAAAATCCAGCCAAAAATTCTGCATTTCCGGCTTGTTGCCCTGATAGCCCCACGTCATGAAGCGCTCAGGAATGCTGCCGAAAAGATACCCAAAACTGAAGGGCTTGGGCACGCGCCGCCACTGGCCGCTGGGGTCTTTGAACACCCAGAACATATCCTTTTGCCACTGCGGGATTTCAAGGTATTCCCGGCGCTCATCTTCCGGCGCACCGTACAGGTAATAGCCGCTCAGGATAAGGCTGGGCACGGTGATTGTGGCCATGCCCCAGAACATGGTGGCTTTGGGGTTTTCCTTGAATGTGCGCAGCAGTTTGTCAACGCTCTGCACGCCCGCATTGAAAAACGGAATGTACTGATTAATGTTTTTGGCCACAACGCCGCCACGGGCAAAGTCCAGCGTGGCCTCGCGGCTCATCAGCGCCGCCTCAAGCCCCTGCACGCCCAGACGCTGCGCCTTGCCGTAAACGCCCACGCGGGTTCCCTGTTCAAGAGCGCCGGAAATATCAGCCAGAATGTTGATCGGGTTGCGCATATACCGCGCCAACTTGCCCTGCGGCTTCAGCAGCTCACGGTACGCTTTCTGCAGGCCTTTATCATCAAGCTCCATGTAGGAATTGAAAGAGCCGCCATTGCGCAGCCAGTCCTGATACAGCTCAGTTTTGCCCATGACGGCGGCCAGACCCTTCACCATGTCGACTGGCGTGGGCCTGATAGGGCTTTGCAGCAGCGCGGTGCCTTGGTCACGCAGCACGTTGCGAATCCAAAACTCTGGCACCAGCGTTGCACCGGCACGCAGCAGCCTGGCTGAGGCGCGGAAAGGTGAGGTGAGCAGGCGCATGGTGGCATTCATCTGCATGGGGCTGAGGTTTTCCATGGCCTCAAGCAGCGCCGGGCTGACCTTGTAATATTCTTTTTTGCCGTCACGGAAAACCGTAACAGTGCCCTGCGGCGCAATCTCTGACGGCCTGAAAGTCACAATCGGGTCGCCGCCCTTGGGGTCTTCAACCGTCACCTTTTTCATGGGCGTGGCTTCACGCTGCACGTATTCCGGCATGAGGTCGGCAAGGTCTGCCACCGCCAGCGCCACGCGGTTGCGGTGCGCCAGCTCAATAATGCGGGCGGTGTTGGCAATAATGGACTCGGTGGTGTTTTTAACCGCCTTGTCAGAGCCTCTGATTTTCTTAATCACGCGGTTTTTGCTGGCATTGGTGAATATGCCCTTGCTGCTGACCCCGAAGGTTTTTTCGGCGTCATCAAGCACGCGCTGAAACGGTATATAATGCGGGTTTTTCTTCAGGATTTCGTCAAAAGTTTCCTGTGACATATTCCCGGCGTCGACCAGATTTTGCAGTACGCGCTGCTGATATTCATAGGTTTCATTGGCAAACTCTTCAAACCAGCTGAAGTCCTGCCCGTATTTTGCGGCCAGCGTCTGCATGGTCAGGGCCGCCTTGGCCTTGTCATTCTCAGAAACCTTGACGTCCTCACGGTCAGAAAGGTCTGCCAGCACGCGCTTGGCAATCAGGTAATCATTGAAGTCCTGCGCACGCTGGTCACGGCTGCCCTCAACGTGGGCGACCGAATTGTCAAAGTCATCCTGTATGGCCTTAAGGCTCTTGCCGGTCACTTCCATTGCGCCCGTTTCCGGGTTGAGGCGCGTGGTGCCATAGCGCAGATTGTGCTCAATGATGCCGATAACGCCCGCATACGTGCGTGACAGGGTAAACGGGTTTTCCCCCGGCGCAATCTCAGCGCCGCGTGCCTGCGCCTCTTTGGTCAGGTCTTCAATGGGCTGCAGCCGGTTCACAAATTCACGGTAAAAACGGTTAAAGCCGCTTTCCTCATCACTGACCTGCGGCGGGTCTTTGCTCTGGGCGGCCTCAGCCTGCGCCTGCGATATGGCCTCAGCGCCTTGGCCGGGCAGCGGTGCGCCGGGCTTCACGCCCAGCTGGGAATTGACAAAGGCCTCCTGTTCTGTGGCGCTCATGTTGTCAATGGCTTCCCGCGCCTTGACCGGGTCGCCGGTCTTTTCCAGCAGAATATTAAAACCAATATAGGCAGACGTTTTGACCCCGCCCGCGATTCCAATTATGCCCGCCTCAATCAGCAGCTGGTCGCTGCTGGGCGTTATGGCGTCAAGGTAATCCTGAAAGGTGTAATCTTTATCAGCGGCCAGGTCTAAGGTGGCGTGCAGCACGTCAGCGACCCGCTCTTCCCCCAGCTCTTCCAGCATTCCATTCCAGCCCATAGCCGTGAAAACCTTGCTCACGCTGGCATTGGGGTTGATTGCCTTATAGGCCTGATACAGACCTTGCCGCACATTCACCGGCAGCTGGCTGACGGCCTGTGTCATGGGCGTTTTCAGATAGCGGCCTGCGGTGCCCACTGCCGGGCCGACCACGTATTTACCAATGGCCGCGCCGCTCAGCTCACTGGCCACCTCAACGCTGGTATGGCCAAACGCCATGAGGGCGCTTTTGGCCGGGGATTCGGTGCTTTGCTGAAACACCACACTGCCCTTGTCAGTGATTGCCATATAGTCATTCAGGCGGCGCTCAGCATAATTGGGCACATACATGGCGGGCATGGCCGCTGTGCGGGCCAGCACGTTGGCCGCAACGCCAGCGGTCTTGCTGACCACTGCTTTCTGCACAACCTTCTCAACGCCTTCCTGCACGCCTTTCTGGGCCGCCTTGCCTATGCCGCCCGTGGCTGCAAATTCAATCATGAAAGCGGGCATCTGGCTGCCATAGTATGCAATGCCGCCGCCCACACTCAGGCCGCGCAGGTTCATTTCAATTTGCTTATCTATGAATTTATTAAGGGTTTCGTCCTCATTCACGGTGGTTTCTTCACCGGCCTCAATCTTTTTGGCCGCATTGTAAATAACCGCAGTGTCAAAGGCCTGATACACGCCGCCGCCCGGCAGCACGTCCTGCGCGTCAAGAAAGTCTTTTGCCTCAGAAAAGCGAATCGGCCCCTTGTTTTTAATCTCTTGGATTTGCTCTTCCGTAAAGCGTGCGCGGGCCAGCGCCTCATACTGGCTGGTATGATTTTGCACCTCAGCCTGCACCTCTGGCGGCTGGCTGCTCAGCAGCGGCGGGGTCATGGCATTGGTGTTGCGCTCCTGCAGTGACGGCGGCGCAATGCCCTCAGTGGCAAAAATATCTTTGGGCGGCTCAATGTTTTCCTTGGCAAAAATATCAACCATTATTTTGCCCTCAGTTTCTCAATGACCTGCTGCTCGCTAATGCCGTACTTTTTGGCGGTTTCCTGCACGTCACGCATGGAATAGCCTTTTTCTTTCAGTAATGTCTCAACCTCTTCCGGCGCGGCGGCGGGCTTGTTGCCCACTTCCTGCACGGTTTTCAGTGTCACTTCACGGCGCTGGGCGTTGTATTCGTCAACGATTTTGCGGGCGCTCTTCATATAGGTTTCTTGCGTCACCGGCTCTTTTGCATTGGGGTCTGCGGCCTGGCCCTGCAGCTTTTCCGATTCGTAAAACATACGGCGTATGGCCGCGCCGCGCTGCTCAGGCGGCAGGTTGGTGTCAATAATCTTGCGGGCCTCACCAAAGGAATAGGCCAGCTGCTGCGTGGCGTCAGAGGTCTTGGCCGCCGTCAGGGTCTTGAGCTGGTTGCCCAGCTTCACCTCGTCATCGGCTGACAGTTTGCCGTCAGAGCGGGCCTTAATGATTTCCTCACGCACATTTTGCACGCCCTTCAGGTATTCAGTGGGGCTGGTGTCTGCCATAGCGTTGAGGTCATACATGCGCGTGACAATATCAGCCATTGCCGCGCTGTCTGTGGCCGCGTTGATTTTCTCGGCCGATGAAAGGTAACGGCGGGCCTCAGTGGCAAAGTCTTCACGGATCTGGCCTTTCAAGTCCATTTCGTTGATTTTAAAGACCTTCTCATCCACGCTCATGCCGTCTGCCTGTATCATTTCCATGAGCTGGTTTTGATTGTTTATCTGCGTGACAATATCAGCCTCCTGCTGGCGTATCAGGTTGGCCTTGGCTTCACTTTCCTGCCGCTTGGCCTCTGACTCCAGCATATTCAGCGCACGCGGGCTGAGTGAATCGCGCACGTTGATTTTCTCAACGCCGCCCTCGCCGTCAGGCAGGTTGAGGGTCAGGCCGCCGTTTTTAATGGTTTCTATGGCCGCCTGCTTGTCACTCTGCCTGCTGACCCATGCCAGCGCCGCGCCGCCCAGACCGGCGTCCTTGGCCTGAGAAAGGCGGTTAAAGCGGGCCTCTGCGGAAAACAGCGGCATACCTTGCGAGTCCGTCTGGCTCAGCGTGCCGTTGAGCCTATCCATAATTTCCTGCAATGACCCGGCAGCGGCACCGGCCACGGCAGGGTTGCTGGAAAACAGGCTTTCAGAAACGCCCAGAAATTCACGCTCAATGGCGTCAAGAGACTGCAGGGCACCAAAGCGGGCCTGATCGTCAATAATGCGCTGCTGACCGTCTTTTGCCCGCTCAATGGAAAGCAGGGCCGTACGGTCATACTGTATGCTCATGCGGTCATAGACCTGCGGGTCGTCAATCTCTTCAAAAAACTTTTCTTTCCAGCCGGTCAGCGCCTCTTCCATAGCGGCAGGGTCATTGGCGTACTCACGCTCAATGCGGGCCACGTTGGCGGCAATGGTGTTTTCGGCTTGGCCGAGCGCGTTTTCAAACAGGCGCTTGTCAATTTTCTGCGCCCGCTCAGCCATCATTTCACTGGTGGCCTGCACCAGCTCAACGGCAGAGGTGTCCAGCTGTTTCTTTGGAAAGCTGCCGCCAATGCTCAGGCTCTGCTCATACCGGGCAACGTCACCCACTTTGCGCACCATGTTACAGACCCTCCAGCAAGCTGGCCACGGGGCGGTAATTCGCCACGGTGTTGATTGCGTTCACTGTGCCCGCCGTCTTGGCGCTGGCACCCTTGGTGCGGTACTGCGCCGCCTCAAGTTTTTCTGACTCGCTGCCCATAGCTGCGCCAAAGGTGGCCAGGTCAATATCGTCTGCCGCGTTCTTACGGCTGGACTCCGCTGCTGCCGCCGCGCTGCCTTCACCGGCCAGCGTGCCGCGTGCGGCAAAGGTGGCGTTTTGGCTGGCAAGGTTGCGGTCAAGCTCTTTGCGGATCTGCAGCGCCTGCTGGCGGCCCTTGATTGTTTCAAAGCGTGCGCTCAGCTCTGACTGCTGTGCCTGTAAATTCAAAAGCGTGCTGCTCATATTGCCCGCCTGCATTTGACCAAAGGCGCTGGCCCCGGTCAGCAGGCCGCTGAGCAGGCTGCCGCCTGTGAGGCTGCTGAGTGCGCCCGTGATAAGGCCGCCGCTGCCGATAGCGCCAGCTGCGCCAAAAAGCCCGGTGGTGCCAACCGCCGTGCCGCCTGCCGTAGTCCATAGTGCTGAGCCGACCAATGCTTCCATGCTACACGTTCACCCTTTTTGAAAGCGCCAATATTGTCATGGGAAGTGGGTCGTCTTGCGTGATTTCAACCTGCCCCCCCTCAGTCCAGCCACGCCAGCCCTTGATTTCCTTGACCCCTGTGAATCGGGTCGGTATGGCATCAAGCGGGCTGCCGCTGCCAGACGGCGCAAAACCACGGAAAGAAACGGTTTTGCCGTTGACCTTTATGCCCGCAGTTTCACTTAATCTTAGAATAACTTGGCTAATATTGATAGGCATTCCTATCACGCTGCCCAGCTGCGGGTTTTCCACCGGCAAGTCCTTAATGCGCGTCGTGAAGTTTATGCCCACCTCAAGGCTTTCCTCAGCGTCACGGCTGATTGTAAAATCGCCGTCAGCGTCAGGCGTCACGTTATCCATTATGGCACCGTCAGCCAGCACGCGGCACTCTTCAGCAATCAGCTGCGGCACGTTGAAAGTGTCAGTGGGCAGGCCGGTCACAAAGCGGGTGCTGGCGTCTGTGTAATGGTCACCGTTAAAGCGTTCCAGATATTGAACGTCATCGCCGTCAATCTCACGGGTCACAGCAAAATACATGTCCTCAATGTCAGCCGTGCAGGCCTTAAATTCCCCTTCAGTGGTCTGCTTTGTGAAGGCGGCAATGCCTTGCCCGCGCAGCACGTTCACCACGGTCAAGCTGCCGTCAGCCAGCACCATGAGCAGATAAGCGCCGTCCTCAGTGTTGGTTGCCCGGCGCAGGGCAAAATCAACCGGGGAATCCACCAGGTGGCTGCTGATAAGACTAACCAGATTGTTATCGTACGCCTGCTGGGTATCATCATAAATAAATTCTTGCACGGATTTGCCGCCGCGCTGAATGTACATAACACCGCCCTCTGTCTCTTGCGGGCGCAGGTACGGGGCGCTGCCAATCTTTGACTGGCGGGCCACCGTGACGTTGCCGGGCGTGATAGGTTCGCCAAATGGCTGGGGCAGAATGTACTCACCGCCAGACGTGAAAACCATGAGAGAGCGGCCCGGATAAATGGCCTCAATATTGTTATAGCCCTCAAAGCCCAGCGGGCCTATGGCTTCATCATCTTGCGCCGTTCCGAAATTGTAATCAAACAGGCTGTTGACCTTTGAGCCGTACACCACAGTGGGGCGGCTGCGCCCGCCGTCAATCCATATGCGGCCCTGATATAGAGCGGCATGGCGCGGCCAGCCGCGTGTGCTTGACCATATGGCCTCCGCGCCGCTGCCAAAATCATACGTGGGAATGTTGGAATAGCTGACGCTGGCCACCGTCCATATGTCATTACTGCTGCCGCGCACAATGCTCTTGGTCTGCACGTCTTTATGATACACCAGCAGGGTGTCGGCATTCTGCAGCCAGTCAAGATAAGGGATTCGGGCGTGCGTATAGTCTGCCGTGCGCAGGTCAATCAGGTACACGCCGTTTTGATAAACAGCAATGTTTTTGTCAGTGAATACAAACACATAAGTTTGCAGGACGTTAAATTCAAAGTTGACCAGCTTGACGTTTGAAAGTGCGCCCTCTGTGTAAAGAAGCATGTCGCCCAGCTCAACCTTGCGCGTGCCAAGGTCAGTGGTGCCAATGCGCACAAGGCGCAAATAACGCCAAGTGCCATGGATGCGGCGGCTGAAGTTTTTGCCAATGTCATTAATTTCCAGAGCAGTGCCCTTGGTCAACCATGTGGAGTCGTCATTGCTTACCTGAATGAAAAACTCAGAGCTGTCGCCGCTGGCGCTCAGCTTCAGGTTGTACAGGTACACCGTGCCCATTGCCACCGCCGCGCCCATGTCATAGCGCAGCACCACGTAATTGTTGGTCGTGCTTATGTTGTTGGTGGTCAACACCTTGTTGGCGGGGTTATCGTCATAGCCCTGCGCCGCCGTGCCGCCATTGGGCGCTGTGGCGCTGCTGGGCGTTGCCAGCGTCAGCTGGCCTAGAATGCGGTCAATAAATTCCAGCCCCGGCCTGCGCCGCACGCCGCCCTGCGGCAGGGTAAAGACGTTGCGCAGAAACTCTGCCGCGCCGTAATACTGGTCGACGTCAACCCGGCCAATCATGAGCGGGTCAATTTCGCCTTGCGTGAAACGGGTCTGCAGCGTCTTAAAACGTGGCATTAGGAAAACCTCGCCTCTACCAACGGGCTGCTTTGTATGTTCTCACCCGGCTTTTGCATTGCATCAATTTTGCAGGCCACGCCGTATTTGCCGCCCTGCTCATTCTCATTGGGCGCACCCCACGCCAGCGCCTGGTACTTTGCCGCCACGTCAGGCTGGTCTGTCACCGTCATGGCGGTCAGGGCCGCCCATGCGTGAATGGCAAAATGCACAAAATAGCCCGGCCATATGGCCTCGCTGGCGTAAATGGTATATTCCCCCCACAGCTCAGCGCAGTTGCTGTACACGCGCCGCCCGCCGTCAGCATGGGCAATGTCATATTGCTTGATCGGCACAGCGCCCACGGCGTCACTGTCATACACTGCCCAGATGCGCTGGGCCTCACCCGGTATGATATGGCTGTACTGAAACTCATTGACCGGCGCGGTGCTGTCTTGGTTGAGCCTGCGCTTTTTGGTGGCAAATGACCACGGGTATCGGGTCAGAATATCAAGCACAAAATCGGGGTAAAAGAGCGCGGCAATGTCTGCCTCGTTGGTGCCTTCATCAAAGTCGGCAACGCTGTCAGCCCGCAGCAGCCCAAAGCCTTGGCTTGCAATGTCTTCACGTGAATCGGCCATTTATAAACCCCCTTGTAAGGGCGGCGCTGACTCGTGAAAGCCAGCGCCGCGCTAATAACATTAAGCTCAGGCCGCCTTAGTCGGAGTCGGTTTCCGTCAGGTCGGTTTCGTTGGAAACGTCAATGTCGCCGCTTGCCTTGCTCAGCACAATGTGCGTGCCGTAAGAGCTGACAGTGCCGCCCGCACCAATGGCCGTGGACCATGTAACGCGGTGAATAACGTCACCAACTTCAAGCAGGTGGTACGCGCCGCCATAAGCAGCAGACCCCCTAAAGTAGTTAGCGCCGTCCACGTCAGTGGCTGCGTCCAGCGTTGCATAGCTGAAATGTTGCGGGGCTTTTCCACGCCGGGAATTGCCGCCAAGAGGTGAGAAGTTGTTAATGTCAAAAGCCATTTTGGCCTCCTGTTTTAGGGTTGTGAGCTTTTCAGGCCCGGTAAGTAGTCAGAGGGGCGGGGTTTCCCCCGCCCAGCTCTTAGGATTCGTAAGTCAGCAGGTCAAAGACGCCATCCGTGTCAATGGTCACCGCGCCAGCTTTAAACATTGCATTAATCAATGTGCTGGTCTTTTCGGGAATCCAGTTGACGTCCGTGCGCACGTCAATGCCAATGGCCAGACCAACCGCGTCTTTGTGATACGCAAAGTTGTTTCTGATATTGGCCGCCACAGGAATGCCGCCCTCGTCACGTGCTTCGATCATGTGAATGTCAAAGCCGCTGTAACGCTTCAGGGTGCCTTCCAAGAGCGGGCGCAGGATGTTGAAGTCGCCGGAGTTAACTTCAGTTTCACCAAGCGCTTGCTCAATGGCGCGGGCAGAACACGCAATGTGTCTGTCCATTTGCGGTACGCCTGCATCATCCATGAGGCGCTTGGCCCGCAGGAATTTTGCAAGGTTCAGGCCGGTATTTGTTCCGCCCACGTCTTGGCTGATTTGCGTGCTGTTGGCAGAGGCTGCCATAGCATCGATAATCATTTGGTCAAGGCGGCGGCCAATGGCCATGACGGCGGTGTCGACCAGCTCTTGGCGCTCATCAAAGCTGAGCGTTGCCAGGTCATACACGTCAGAATAATCTGCCGCGTTCCAGTCCGTCAGGGTTGCCGTGGCTTTTTGGTGCGTCACGTTCATGGGCGTCACGTCTGCCTGCGGAATGCGCGGGGTAGCAATACCCTTGCGGATTTTCGGGAAAACGTGAGTGCTGCCTACAACGCCGGTCTTTACCCGCACGGTGCCACGCAGCAAGCTGCCATTCTGATACTGTTTTTTGACCAGCGTATCAAAACTGGTAATTGCGTTTACTGAAGCTGAAGTCGTCATGACTGTCTCCTACATTGGGTTTAAAGGGTTCTTTCGCTTTCACGAGAGGGCCACTTTCCAATGCGGGCGGTCAGTGAAGACCGGGGGGCCGCTGGTACGCGGGTCGTGTGTACTGTGACAATAATGCCACAGAAAAAGCCGCCCTGTAAAGAGCGGCTTTAAATGTTTTTCTGTGCGTACCCTTAAGGTGTGATTGCCAAGCGCTCTGGGCGGCCAGCACGGCGGCGCTTGTCATACAACTCATCCACCTTGCGCTGGTCTTCAGCCGTTTTAACTTTTGCCTGCAGCTCAGCAATCTCATTGTCAGAGGGCAGACCATCATCGCTGAAGTCCATAGGCAGAGCGTTACCGCCGCCAGCCATTGCCCGCAGCTTATTCAGGACGCGCACCTGCTCACCAGTCATGGCCATGCTTTTGAATGCGGCAAGCTCAGCCTCAGAAAACTGGCCGCTGGCTTTCAGCTCACGGCCCCAGCTTTCCACAGATTTGATAACCTGCACCGCGTTGGTGCCTATTTTGGCGTACTCAGCTTTGCGGATTTCCGCTTTCTCTTCATCAGAAAGCTCTGCCGGGGATTCGCTGCCGCTCTTTTCTGCCATATCAACAAGCACGTCCGTCATGTCAGCCATGAAACCGGCATACTGTTCTTTGCTCAGCCCATGCTTGAGGGCAATGGGGGCAACGGCAGCGACCACGGGGTCTTTGCTCATGTCACCGTCTTTGAAGGCCTTGGCCCCTTTTTCAGTGGGTTTAAACGTGTACTCTTTGGCCTCTTTGGGCGGCTTGTGGTCACCCTTGCCCAGCTTTGCACGCAGGTCAGCAGCACGCTTTTCAGCGGCCTTGAGCTGGTTAAAGAGCACGTCAGCCTTGGGCTTGTTCTCTTTGGCGTCCCATGCGTCATCGGGGAAACCTTCAGGCTTGCCCTTGCTGAAGTCAACCGGCTGGGCGTCACCGCCCTCATCGCCTTCAACGCCGTCAAGCAGCGAGTCGCTGTTGCTGCCGCCGTCATTGCCTGATTCGGCACCGTGGTTATTTGCACCATCTGCGCCATCTGCGCCAGCTGAGGCCTTGTTTTCTGCGCCGTTTGCACCTGATTCGGCACCAGCAGCTGCGCCGCCGTCACCTGCGCCGGTATTGCCGCCGCCTTCATTTCCTGTGGTCATGTTTTTCCCCTTGTGTGGTTGATTGAAACTTAGCGGGCTATGGCAATAACATCAATATCAGCCGCCGTGCCGCCAGACTGGCTGGGCCTGATATAAAGCGGGTGCTCTTTGACCTCTTTGAGGATTGCCGTGGTGGTGCGGCTGATTGCCGTGCTGGCGGTGTCTTTTTCCGTCAGCGTAAACCAGACCGCATTGGCCGGGTCACTTTCAGCCAGCGGGTCATTGCTGCCCTGCATGACCGTTGTGCTGCTGCCGTGCGTGTTACCGCCGCCAGCGCCCAGCTGTACCGTGAGGCTTTTGTAAGGCGGCAGCTTGACCACCTGGCCAACGTCATCGCCGTCCATGGTTTCCCAGAGGTAGCCAATCATGCCCACCATACTGAGGTTCATTTTTTGTGCGGTAATTGTTGCTGCGGTCATGTTACTGTCCTCCCATCATAAGGTCGTGTAAATCTTCAGGGGTTTTCACCTTTTTTGCAAGCTCTAAGCGGTTTTCTATATCACGCACAAGAGCGTTTTGTCCTTCCCGTGCGTATGCGTGCGCATTGGCCGCCTCAATGCTGTGCTGCTGGGCAATGCTTGGCATCCATGCGGCGCTTTCAATGGTTGATTTGCGCAGGCGCTCAAGCTCTTTTTTGCCCGCTGGCGTGCCATACGTGGCCGCCGTGTGCATGATGGAGTCGAAATAATCACGCAGCTGGGCCTTAAAGAAGGCCTCAGCAGCTTCAGGCGTCTGCCGGGCAGCAAAGCCCAGCGGGTCTGTGAATGCGTCATTAGGCGGCTGGGGCTGCATTTGCGGGCGCTCCTTGTGTTTGCGCGGCAACCTGCTGGGCCACCGCGTCCATAATCATCTTTTCCAAAACCTGTGCGTCCTCACCGTCACGCAGCAAGGCTGCCGGTGCGCCGGTCTTCTCAGTCAGCCACTGCGGCAGCTTCTCAATTTCCCAGCGGCTGAGCACCAGCTGCGGGTTCACGCCGCCCACAATCTGCATGGCGTTCACCAGTTTTTGCACGTCTTCCATTGCCTGTGTCTGGGCAATCGGGCTGACCACCTGCACCTGCACAAAGAAGTTATCAATGGCAAAGCCCTCTGGCAGCGTGATAAGGCCTTTCTTGGCCAGAATGGCAATAATGCGCTTGAAAAGCGGCTGCACAAATTCAAACATGGCGCGGCCATAGGCGCTTCCAATATTGACCTGAAACTCCTTGATACGCTGGGAAATTTCAAAGGCCGTCTTGGGCTGCGGTGTTTCTGGCGGCAGGCGGTTATCAAGCATGACCTTGCGCACCGAATCCTGAAGATCCCGCAGCAGGAAGTCCTGCATTTGAAAATCACCGTTACGCGGCAGTGCGGCAATGCTGGGGCCATTGGGGCCGCCATTGCGTTCAACGGGTATGAAGGTGCCGGGGTTGAGCGTGGCGGCATTCGGGTTGAAAGCGCCGCCATTGGCCACGGTGTACACGCCGAAAATATTCAGCGCCGCAGATCGCAGCATAAACTCTTTGACCTTGTTCAGGGTCTTCACGTCCAGCAGCGCCAGAATGAATGGGCCTACGCCGTCAGCAAAGCCAGGTATCTTGAGCCAGCGCGGGGTAAAACAGATTTCCTCAGCGTATTCACGGTGCAAAATGCGGTGTTTGCTTTTTTCGTGGATAACTTCATAGTGCCAGACAAACTGCTCATAGTCATAATAGCAGGCCTCAATCAGCTCAATCTCTTCGTCAGGCTTGTCTTTCATGCAGGTTTCAAGGTCTGCATTCAGCTTTGCGCCGGGGTATGTGGCCGGTATCAGGCGGGCTTTCAGCTTGTACTGACGGAAACGGGAATCCACAGAGCCAAACTTGCCCTCAACCAGACCCATCTGGCTGCGCGGCGTGGCAATGAAATTGAGCGGCTGCTGCTCATCGCCTTCAAACAGCCACAGGCTGCCGGTGCCAATACCCCAATCAAAATACATTTCAGCTGAGGCGGTGGCAAAGTTGCTGGCGTTGAGGTAGGCGAAAATCAGGTCGGTGAGCTTTGAAAGCTCTTTATTCATCTTGGCGCGGTTCTTTTCAGGAATGCCCGGCCCGGCCTTCAGCTCAGCCCAGCGCGTAAAGACCGGGGTGAAATTGGCCTGCATGGTGTTGACGAAATTGGCCGCTGATATCATGGCGGTGGAGTCGTACTGCTTGCTGGGCTTGTTGAATGACCCGCCTGCCGCCTGCGACCCATTGTTGCTGTATGTGTTGCGGAAAGGCTGCATATATTCATAGCAGTCCTCAAAAAGCTGCCGGTTGGCGTCCCGGTCAGTAAAGCCCTTTTTGGCGCGTTCAAGCAGCCTGTCAATTTCCAGCTGGGCCATTATGATTAACCCAGCGTTGTGCGGGTGCCGCTTTCAACCGGCTGAATGCCAGTTTCAAGGCCGGAAAGCAGGGAAGACCCGGAAGAGCGGCCCCTGCGGGCGGCAGCCGTTGCGGCCTCTTTTTTCTTGCGCTCATCCTCAGCCATTTTGGCTGCGGCTTCCTGCTCTTTCAGGCGGTTTTCCTGTTCCCGTATAAGCGCCTCTTGGCGCTGTATGGCTTCAGTGGCCACCTTTGGTGCGACAGCGCCGTCCGAGAAGATGGTGAAAATCTTTTTAACCTTTGACATTTATGCCTCCCTTAACATGAGAATTGACCCCAGAACTGAAAAACCATTGCGCCTGAGCAGCGCGGTGAAAGCCCGTTCATTCAACCCGCCATCGTCAAAACCAGCCGTTGAGCTGGCAAAGAAATATTTGGCCCCCTTATCTTTGCACATACGCATGGAATAATCCAGCAGCTGTGTTGCGATCATGGCACACCTGTAACTTTTCCGCACATAAAACCATGTCATGAGCGCCTCGTATTCCTGCCGCCCGGTGACCTTGTTCACGCCAAAGACGCAGAAACCTGCTGGAAAACCGTCAACCTCAGCCAGCGCCACCACGTGAAAAGGGCAGGCCACGTACTGTGCCAGGTCAGCATAAAGCTCTGCGTCAATCAGGGGCGTGCGCGTGTAAACGCCACCCTCTTCATCAAACTCACGCCCGCATATTGCCAGCGCCGCAATGTCTGCAGGTGAGGCTTTCCGTATCTTTGGCGTCATGGATTCGCACCGGGGTTGTAAATTCTGAGGTGAGCAGGCGCTTGTACAGCGCCCGTGGTGTCAGCGCCCAGCAGCGCAGGCCCAGAATGGCCTTGACCGCTGTGACGCAGTTGAACGGGCCGCGTAAGACAAAATGGTTAGAGCTGCGGCGGTAATCGGCTGTATAGCCCAGCATAGCTGTGGAAACTTGGGCGGCGCGTAACAGCGCCTCTTCAAAATTCATTTCAACGTATTGCACGGCCATGCCCCACTTGAGCGGGTCTATGACCAGCGTGCCGCCGTCACGGCGCTCACGCATTAGGTAAACATGAGAAAAGGCAGGGTGCAGCAGCCTTTGAACGGGGTGACAGCGTGATACGCGGCGTTTTGTAAACACCACGTACCACTGCTGCACCTCGTCAAAAAACTCAGGCGTCACTTAGTTTACGTCCGTCCATATGCCATTGCCGCCGCCGACTTGCGCCCAGCGGTCTGCACCAATGGCCTCAATGGTGATCGAGCCGCCAATGTCAGTGCAGCGAATCGCGTCAGCGAAGCACGGGCCAGCAAGGGTAAGCGTGGCCACTACAGCCAGAGCAGAAAATAGGGAAAGAAAGCGTTTCATTGTAATCTCCATCATGAGGGTTGGTTAAAGCAGAGTGCACGCGCAAATATTACTAGAACGGTGACCAGCTGTCGACTGCAACTGTGGTCGGCCTGTTCATGCCTTGGCGTATCTGGGGATTTTCCGGCAGCGGCTCAGCAAAAGTGAGAATGAAGGAGTCGCCCGTATCAGGGCTGTACTGCAGGCGCTTCTTAAATTCTGCCTTGGGTTCCATGCGCAGCTGGCTGTTGTTATGCCATTTGTGCTTGCGCCCGGAAAGCTCAGACTGAATCGCGGCGGCGCTCTTTTCATCACAGGCCAGACTGACCGGCCCATCGTCAAACCACTCTTTGGCACGCCGGAACATTTCATCCACGTACCTGTAATTATTTTCAGGGTCAGCTGCCGTGCCGCCAAAGTTTACCTTGCGAACAATATGGCCATAACCCATGTCCAGCAGGCAGCCATAGACCGCAATGCCCAGCCCGCCCACGTCAATGTTGACGCGCATGGGCTTGTATTTCTCAATGTCTTGGGCAAGGCGGCGTGCCGAGTCGTGCGGGTACATGGGCTGCAGCACATAGCTTTTGGTGCAGGTGCGGCCCTGCCGTTGCGTAATGCGGAACTTGTCACCGCCCAGCGCGGCCGGGTCAACGCCAAAGACCAGCGGCGCGTTGCTCTGAATGGCCGGGGTGTTGCGTGCCTTGCGAATCGTCAGCGCCTTGATATAGGCGTCAGGGTTGGCAGCTGCAAAGGCTTCCTCTGGTGTAAACGGGTATTCACGCATGAATCGTGATATTTCCCCGGTAAATTCTGCAATCTTGGCCCTGCGCCAGACCATGTGCTCCAGCGTCAGGCCGTCAGCGGCAAACAGGTCATAATATTCCTGCTCACTGGTAAACTCTTCATCGTCTTTGGGCTGCTCAAGCGCAAAGTCAGGCGGCACCGGGCGCTTGTATTCTTCCTGCCAATACCACGGCACAAAAATCAGCTCAAAGTCACCAATGCCCGCCATTGCCTGCATACAGGCCAGGTGGAAATAATCACCCTCACCATTGGCCGTGCTTTCAAGAATAATCTCAGTTTCAGGCAGGTCGGCCACTGTTTGCAGAATACCGGACGCGTGCTCATTGGCATTGGGGCTGTATGCCACCTCTGACCAGTGCACCTGCTGGAATGTCTTTGACCGGCCCAGCCCTTTGGTGCCCGCCGTGCCGACCTTATAGCCAGACTTCAGCAGCGGAAACAGCAGCTCATTGTGATTGCGTGCTCCCAGATCCGGCCTGAAGCTGGGGTCGCTGAGGTCATAATAGTTTTGCACCATGCCGTACAGGCTGCTGCTGGCCTCAGTGTCATGGGCAAAAATGAATGTCAGGCGGCCTTCACGGCTCACGGTCTTGTGGTAATAACGCCCGCCCACGTAGGTACTGCAGCCCTGCTGGCGGCCTTTCAGTATGAGTTTGCGCACTTTGCCGGTGCGCTTTTTCTGGTCTTCAATCTGCTCATGAATGTACAGCTGGGCGCGGTTGAGAATGAGCGGCACCGGCAGCCCGCCGCCCTTGGGCATAATGCGCAGCTGGTGCTCAGCAAAATACGGCAGGTCGGTCAGCAGGCGGGCTTTAATGTGCTCAGTCATGCCGTAAACAATATTCTTTCAAAAACGTCTTTGCCGTCTTCACCTTTGACCATGCGCCAGACGCCGCCAGAGGTGGCAACAATCACGCTGTCCTGAAACTCAAGCAGGCCGACCACGGGTTCCGGGCTGTATGCCACCAGCTCTGTGCCGGGGCGCATTACCTTGGGCTTGTATTCCTCAAGGTCTTTGCGGCCCTGAAGCTCTGGCGCTGCATCGCCCAGCAGCGGGCCGCTGAAAGGCGGCAAGCCAGCGTTAATGCGCGCGGCTTGGCAGCTGTTGCAGTTGCACGTGGGCGGGGTCAGGCCATCGTCATGGAAAGCATACACAGCTTTCTTTTGCTCTGGCACTTCACAGCCCTTTTTACCGCACCAAGGCGTGCGTATCTCTGGGGTACAGCGGCACATGGTCAGTGCCCCTTGGTGTAGCGGCCAGTGTCAGGGTCGCGCTGGTCATTGCGCTGCGCCTCAGCCAGCTCTTGCTTGAGGTTCCGTATCAGGTCACGGGCCTCACGCAGGTTGCGCTCATACAGCTCAAGCTCTGCATCGTAGTTTTTGCCGTTAAGCTCAAAGCGTGCGCGGGTGACCAGCGGCCACCGAATCCTATCAAAAAACCTGCGGAATTTCATATTAAACAGTCTCATGCTGGCGCTCCTTGTGTGAGTCGTTGGTGAAAAAATCGGGCTGGGCATATGCGTCCCTGATACGCTTTACAGCTGCGTCAAAGTATTCTGCCTCAATTTCAATGCCAATGAAAGGACGGCCTGCTTTTGCAGCAGCCACGCCCGTGGTGCCGCTGCCCATGTACGGGTCGAAAATCACATCGCCTTTGGCAAACTGCAGGCACCAGCTCATAAGCTCAACGGGCTTTTGCGTGGGGTGTACACGCGACTCGCCCATTTCTGATTGCTTCACCATGCCGTCCCAATAGTGGTAAAACATGCGGCCTGCGCCGTACTCACTGCACCATGCGCTTTCAAAGTCAGCCTGGCTGCGCGGCGGTATGATATTGCAGCGCTTATCCCAGACCAACTCGCGGCCCTTGTGCGGCAGCCGGTGCGCAAAATGGCAGAAACCCCAGAAAAGCTGATCGACTCCAACCAGCCACGGCGTGGGGTCAAACTCTTCCTCATTGCCGTGCACGGGCTTGAAATTGCGCCCGGTGGCGGCTGCGGCCTTGCTGCGCTTCACGTCAGCATATTCGTGCATGATAGGAATGCCATAAGGCGGGTCAGTGACCACGCTGAAGCTGCGCCCCTGCAGCAGGTGCTCAAAAAACTGGCTGCCCACCATGTCACAGTTATTGCCCAGCACAAGAGCGTGCGGGCCTATGCGTTCAATCTTCATGGCTTATTACCCTCTGTAAAATCACCGTCAAAATACTTATGAATAAACCTCTGCAACTGATAAAGAATAACCGGCACGTCTGACGTGTTGCTGTGAAAAGAAGGCTGTCCACCGTCTTCAGGCCAAACAATCACAAAAGCATATTTAGGGTCTTCCGTGGCCGCAATGCTTTGCAGCATGGGCGTGGCATCAATATTGCTGTAATAAGCGCCGGGGAAATTAATCACGTTTGTCATTTCTACCCTCTGCCTCTTGCCGGGCCAACCTCTGCACCAGCGTTTCATATTTCTCATCAACAGTGCGCACAGTTTCCGTGAACATGCCAAGGCATTTTGCAATGGATTCCAGAGCTTTCTGCTTGTCGTGAAACGTAACCTTGACGCCCATCTGCGTGTTTTCAATGCTCTTGATTGCGGGCCGGAAGTGCACGGGCAGCTCTTCAATGCTGCTTAGGTAAACAAACGGGCCTTGCACATTCAGAAACTGTGTTACGTCAAAGAATGCCAGCTTTTGCCACTCAGCCATGACGCGGCGGCCCAGCTGCTCATGGTCATTTAGCTGCCTATCAAGCTCTATGGAAACGGCTTTTTGCACATTAACATTCGTTAACAAACGCGAAGCCGCTGCGCGGGCCGTTAAGAGGTCGTCAACCGCATCAAGGCCATATGCCTCAACATAGGCGCGGGAACCGTTAAACGCTATATCAGGGCGTACATACGCCTTTACAAAGAGCTGCTGTTTCATTGTCATATGCAGCCCCTCATACTCAGGGAAAATGGCCTTTGTCATTTCGGCCTCTTGCTGGGCCAGTGACGGCTGGGCTTTCTTCCCCCGTTTTGGTGCCGCTTTCTTCACGGGCTTCTTTGTGGTCTTCTTTGTCATAGTCTTCCCCCTTTATTATGGCCCGGCGCTCAAGTATCTCAAGGGTGCGGCGCACCAGCGGGCCAAGCAGGTAATAAATAAAATCAGGTTGGCGCATGTGTATCTTATCAGAAAGGCAGCTCGTCTTCATCAAACTGGTCAGGCAGGCTGCTGATTTCCTTGTATTCAACTTCCACCTTTACGGCGCGGCCAAGGCAGCCCAGCACATAAAACTCATGGCCGGGGTTGTTACCAGCCAAGCGGCGGGCCTCAGCCACGGCGCTGGCATAGGTGCTGTGCCGGTAAATAGGCTGGCGACCCTGCGGGTTCCAGACCAGCCAAAAGCCTTGCTTGTTGCTCATTGCACCCCGCCTTTCTCATGGTAGCGGCCCTCATGCCGGGCTATCACCTCTTTCATCGTGGCAATGACGTCCTGCCGGTCAGAATTGCTGATATAGTTGAAGCGCCCGCCGTCAGGGCCAGTTTCAAAGTCATACACCAGCAGCGTGAAGCCTGTTTTTTTCTTCTCTTTTGGGCAATCTTTGCCGTTCAAGAGGTCGTCAATGCCCCGCGCCAGCGCGTTCATAAATTCGCGCTGCTTTTCCTCGATAGGGCCGTGGTCTGCGCCGCTCATTGTGTGCCTGCCTCAGTTACGTTTTTAATAATTTTCTCACGCAGCTGCTGCGCCAGTTCCGGGTTGCGCTGCTGTATGGCAATAATCACGCCACCTATTGCGCCAACCGCACCGGCCACGGCTGAAATATAAACCTCAGCCGGTTCTATGTCCTTCAGGCGGCGCACCTTGGTTTCAATGTAATCACTCAACATGCGGGCTGTATCATTGCTGATTTTTGCAAGCTTAGACATTTTCGTATTTCCTTAATCTTTGTTTCAGGTTTTCTTTTTCATGCTGGAGC